CCTGCATAGGTATCAATTGCTGATACAACATTTGCACATCCAAATGGATCGGTATTTACACCAACTGCTGCATCATCTTGAATTGTTAAATCTTTTATTTGTTTGAAAGTAACAATACCAGTCGTTCTCTCAAACTCGCCACCACTTCCAGATATTAAAGTTGTAATAATACCAACATACTGAGTAATCGCACAAACTTGATCGCTACAATCAACCTCAATATTTGGAATAGTTGTAATATCTCCAGTTCCAATTGGTGTTGTGATAATTCCAACTAAACTATCTACAAATGCTTGCTGTGAAGCGCAAGAGTCTGGTGAAGTGTTAAATCCAGTAAGTGGGTCTGCAATGATTGTTAAATCTTTTGCAAGTAATCCATTTGTGAGAGCAAGTTTCATTAAATCTCTTGCTACATGGAAACTCTCTATCGTCTCCTGCTCTTCACCAAATACTGCATCAACAATTGGGGTTCCATTGTTAAAGTATGAATTTGCAACGCCAACAACATTACATGTTGACCTGTCTCTTAGGTCTTCTGCGACGGCATCAATAACAAAACCAATATCACGGAAGCACTTACTACCACCAGCAGTGAATGTTCCAAAGTTATCTAATAGATCATCTAAACTATCTCCATTTCCTGCACCAATTACAGTTGTAACAATACCAACTAGGTTATCGATATTATCCTGAACATCATTACATGAGACTGGATTGGTATTATTACTTAAATTGCCTTTGGTTCCATATGGTGGTGGATTACTGCCAGGATTTGGGTCTCCAGTAATCGTAAGATCTTGATAATCTGCATCTGCCCAACTATTATTGATGGCAACTTTCATGTAGTCTCTAGCCCTTTCAAAGGCATAGATAGTCTCAACTTCTTCTCCTGTCACTGCACCACCCAGATATTGAGCAGCAAATCCTTGAGCGTAGATATTTCCACCAGTGAATACGTCCGTTGCAACGTAATCAACAAGATATCCTATATCTCTTTTACACTTATTGCCAAAAGTATTTCCATTATTGCCATCATAATTTGGATATAGTGCAATTAAATCTGCATATGCCTCATCGATAATTGGTTGTCTATTATTTGTAATTAAACGATATGCATCATAATATCTGGATCTTCCATTTGTTTCATCATCACCAGGGAAGAAGAAGTCTGGGAATGACTTTGCAATTCCAGCAAGTGCTCTATCTTGAATTTCTCTTTTGTTTGCAACGATAAGATTATATGAATCATAGTCTCTATATTCTGGAGCGTCTTGGTAATCTCCTGCTACACCAGAAAAATCTCCAAGAATAGTATTATCAACGAATTGAGTATATGTATTGAGAGTGCCAGATATTTTTGTTACTGTTGCATTACGAATAACTTTATTTGCAACATCTCTTGCTCTTTCGAAAGCATAGATTGATTCTTCAACTTCTCCAGACAGAATTGCCGAATTGTTTAGATAAAGTTTTCCTGCATCAAATACTTTATCATTTCCTCCTGCCTTCAAATTATAAATGACTGCTTGTAATGTTTTTTTAATGTCATCAATACATTTCGCATTACCTTGAGGAATAACTAAAGATGGGTATTCATCAATAGTTCTATCGACTGCTTCCGCAGCAATAAAATCTAAATTATTTTCAATAAGTCTTGCCGCATCACCATTTAATGGATTTGTAGGTCTTGGTTGATATAATTTTGGTGGATTTGCGTTGTTAATTACATATTGTGCAAGTGTTGATGCTGCTCCAATTGCTGCAATCGTAGCATCCTTGATGCTATATCCATTTAAATCTGTTCCAGTAATATGAAGTAGAGTATTTCCACTATAATATGATAATGCAGCACCTACTGTTTTCTTATTTCCACCTTTTGTAAGATCTATTGTAATAGATTTTAGAATATCTTTGATGTCATCTTTACATGATGTATAATCATTATCCTGCATTGTGAATGTAGGACCACCTTTATAATCTGTACTAATAATATATCCTACCGCTTCTTCTGCAATAAAGTCCAAATTCAAACGAATTTGATTGGCAGCATCGAAGAATCTGTCGGTGATTACTTCTCCTTCGTCATTAACTGCAACAGAACCTAATACTGATCTTGGAACTTTATATTGTGTATTTGCATATCCTACATTATCATTACTGTCAATTAAAGATTCCTCAATCTTTACGTCATCTAAATCTGCAAGACCATTTAAATATAAATTTTTCCATTGCTTCCCCTCTGTACCAAGATTATAATCATCATCAGTATTTGGTACTAAATCTGATACAAATTCACCAGCAACACTAATATCGTCGGTAACTGAATCACCAATACCAATTGTACCACCTCTGAATATCGCATTACCTATAAATTCTGATGATCCTACTACTTCTAAATTGTTGCCAACATATAAGTCATTTCCAACATAAAAATCATTTGTAATTGTACCAATTCCAGCCTCAATAGAAGTTGCAGTAGCGATTCCTATATTGGAAAAGTCTGAGTCTAGGACTGTAGTATCAAGAGTTGAAACTGTAGCAATACCAGTTACATTAATATCACCTTCAAACTCATTTCTGTTGCCTTTGAAGAAAGAATCTCCAGTTACTTCTAAGGTTTTACTAAATGTTGCAATCCCTGATACTGTCAGATTGTCATCAATATCTACTTTAGTGTTGAAAAATGCCCCAGGACTAGTAGTCTCTACTGTAAATGTTCCACCTACTGAGACTTGATCTAATGTTGTAGATGCATCAACATTTAGATTATCGTCAACATCAAGACTGCCACCAATATTTACGTTGTTGGTAAACGTATTGGTTCCTCCAAAGAAGCTTGCATTATCACCGAATGAAGACGTACCTCCTACTGAAAGATCTTCATTTGTTATAAGATCACCACTAACTGTTAATTTTTTCTGGAATACAACATCATCAGCAACGTTAAGTATTCCGCCAATATATACATCCTTTACAATACCAACACCACCATCAATTTGGACAGATCCAGTAGCAATTGATGTGGAATTAGTAGTACTATCTACCCGAACATTGCTAGTAAAAGTTGCTAACTGAGCAACAGTAAGTGTTCCAGCTGTTACAATATCTCCACCAACTAATAAATTTTTATCAATACCAACACCACCATCAACAACCAGAGCTCCATTGTCTTCTGTTGTTGATTGTGTACTATTTCTTATATAAACTATTCCAGTAACATCCAAATAATCTTGTGCCTTTATACCTCCACCAATATAAACACTTCTACCAATACCTACTCCACCATTAAATACTGCAGAACCACTCTCTGTAGAAGTGGATTGGGTAAAATTAGTGACATAAAGACCATTATCTACTGTTATTGAATTACCAACACCAAGATTGTTGTTAATGGTAGTGGGACCATTAACCAGTAAAGAACTAGTAATTCTAGTACTACCAGATACATCCAGTTGATATGAAGATATATTATTTGAACCAATGGCAACTTTTCCAGTCGTTGATAATCCACCACTACCATTATTCACCCAGAAAGATATTACATTAATATCAATAATTTGTGGGTTACCTAGATTAGGTGTCGCCTCAACAACGTCTCCCCCACTCTGTGTTCCAATAAAGTTAAATATACTGAAAGATTGTCCTACACCAACAAAAATTCCTTCGTTTTGAATAGGAACACCTAGTCCTTCACCAGGAGCAACTGATAACCAGCGAATGCCACTAGCATCTTTCGAGAGGAAAAATCCTGGAGTTCCTGGACTATTTGAAGAATCATAGATATCCGCATCGATTTTTATACTTCCAGCGACATCAAGTCTCTGCTCTGGAAATAAACTACCTATACCAACTCTACCATCAAAAGGATTATAACCACCAACATCATCCCCAACAAGAACAATATCTGGACCAACATTAAGTCTTCTATTAACTGTTAGGTAGTCTAAGTCTAGTGGAAAATTAAAAGTTACCTCATCATTAAAAATTACTGGATCATTAAATGTTGCAGTTCCCTGGAAAATAGCATCTCCAGTTACTTCTAATTCTGAAACTCCACCAAAAGAGACTTCATCATTAAAAAAGACTGGTGCATTAAAGTTGGCAACACCCTCAAATGTAGACGTTCCAGCGACAATAAGTTGCTCTAAGTTTCCAAATGAAACTGATGCATTTACAACCAGGTTTTCAATAGAAACATCACCTAAGGAAGCATTTGCGTTCCAAAGTTGCCCATATACCCTTACATTATTATTAAACCAATGGTCTGCTTCGTATATGGTTTGTTGGTTTGCTGGTGGGACAGGTTGATTTGCCATTGGAATATTTTATGCGAAGATTCCTGTAAGACCTTTTATAATATCTTTGGATATGTAAATTTCGGGGTCATCTAAAGTTTGAGATATCCAAGTTTCTTTTTCTGGAACTGCATTTCCATCCAAAGCTTTGGTATTACAAATCATAGCTTCCATTTGGCATTTATTATTTGCTTTTGTAAAGATATTGTTTGCCTGAATTGATACATCTCCAGAAGCTTCAAAAACAATATTTTTACCAGAAATTTTAACATCACCATTTTCCATTGCAGTGATAACAATATCTCCACCTGGAGTTGTTATAATTACGCTAGGAGAATTAGTTTCATTTTTTGCACCGCCGACTATTTCAACCGATTGATCGGAGTGTATTTTAAATCTGCCCGCATCTGACATTCCAATATTTGCATTATCACCATTTTTAGAAACCATATACATCCCATATATGGTTTCACCATCATTACCCATAGACGGATTAGTATAATCTACATGGACTTGTGGTCCAAGATTGTAAAATTGTCTTTTATTCCAATCTATGTCTCTTGTCATTAGCTAATACAATCGATGACTTGTTTTAATTGACCTTTCTGTGTCTGTGTCCCTTCTGGTTTCAATTTCAGTCTTGCTTTTAATACTGCACCATAACCAGTTTCTGTTTGAATAATAAATGATGGCAAGTCCTTTACTATTCTATTATCATTATTTATTGGTAGTACTTTGACTATAGATCCATTATCATCGACAACAATTGAATACACATATTCATCACCTTCTTCTTCTGGATTATCATTATCAACAAATACTACAATAGTATCATCAGGTTTATATCCAACACCTGGTTCTATCGGAACAACTTCATCGATAATATAATTTTCATCAATAGATGGATCTACTGGATATTTTTCACCCTCAGATATAATGTAAATATCGTCGATTTCTCCAGTGGTTGGATTTATACTTGCTTTTGCTATTGCACCATATCCTTGATTACAATTATCAGTTATTTCAACCATCGGATTCTTTATATAACCAGACCCTGGATTAGTTAAATCTATACCAATGATGCTTGCAGTCTTTGTACCTTCTTCACCTATAATACTTCCAAAGATTGCTTTTGCTGCACCACCAACTCCACCACCACCAAATATTTTAACTCCAGTTATACAATTCAATGGTGGTCCAGTATAGCAACTTCCTAATGCACTCTTAAATCCTGGAACAGAAACACTTGGATTATTAAAATCCCATACACCAAGAGATTGTGTAAGTTGACTGACTTCTTGCCCAGCATCTACAAGTGTTTGAACAGCATTATTTGCAGTATTTGCAACTTCTAAAATTGATTGAATACCTGCTGCTGCAGTCTCTACAGGACCTTTTCCTATTTCATATTTTTCTGCGCCATTATCCTCAGATTCTTTTTCTGCACAAGATAGGGCACCAATAATTCCGAGAAGACCTTCAAAATTTGATCTTAAGAAACTTATAAAATTAAATCCAAATAAAATTTTATCTATCGCTCCCATCAAAGGACCTAAGAATTTAGTAATACCTCCTATAATCATATTTGCTATTCCACCAATAGCTTGATTAACAATACAACTTACCATATTCTTAACATTATTTGCAATACCACTTACAATATTTGCAATACCACTTCCAAGTGTATCAATAACTTTATTGACAATACATGGAAGTGCATTTTTAATCGCTGTGATTGGAACGACTAGTGCATTTTGTGCCAAAACTCCTGCCTTATGTGCAATAACTTCGTTTCCAGTTGCAGCAAGGACAGTATTATACACTATTTTATAAAGAGTTTTTAAACCACTCTTTATAACAGGAGACAATTTTTTAAAAAGCCCCTTAGTCATATTGGCGACTAATTTTGATGCATGTTTTTTTATCGATTCAGTTGTTTCACTAATAAATTTGTCAATTTTTTTCTGAACACCATCTATTGCTTGTGTTACTGATGAAATGCCAACATTTATAGCAGTTGTTACTTCTTTAATTTTATGAACAAGATTCTTTAGGTCTGTTTCTATTTTCTTTAATGAACTGTCTGGTTTCTTAGATGCAATATTTACTATTAATCCATTAGCAGAAGATGCAGGTCTTTCATTTGATCCTATATTCTGCGCCTGATTTCTTGAAACATCTCTTGGTGCTTTTTGAGATTCAGAACTTCCACCCTCATTAGATTCATTCTTTACAATATATGCATCGGTGGCGACTGCTTTATCATTATAACCAGTAAATGGAACGAAAGGTGAAGTATATTTTGCAGAAGAAACTTCTCCCGTTCTACCCAATATTCCATTAATTACAGGAATTTGTGCGTTATCTCCATCTAAAAAGAATCCAAATACAATATCACCCTGACTTATTTTAACACTCTCCGCTTTTCCTCCAGCACCTGAACCAGATGTTGTTGGTAGCATAACTATTGCCCATGGCAAATCTTGATTGGGTAGTTCATCCGTGAATGGATGATATCCCATAATACGAACCTTATATCTATTTCCCCATCCACTACCATTCAACTGTCCACCCATGTCTTTTTCTGGTGGTATCTGACCTACCCACCATCTAAAACCATCTCTACCTATAAAATTACTTTTTATTAAAGAATCGTTTAACATTTTAGATTGTAGTGGATTTTCCGAATGTGTCTCTAACCAACTTCATAGACGTATAAGAACCGTTGGTATCAAAATGGTGGCACAATTCTTTTATCATATATAGACCGCTTTGTTCTTCATCAAACTCTCTTTTATCAGTTGATACTGTAGTCTTTGGGAATTTACATTCTATGATATCACCAGCCTTCAAATTTGTATTTGAAGGAACAGTCATAGTGAGAGTCTGAGTAAACAGTGAATTATATCTCATTACAGTCTGAGACTGATACTTCTCTGGATCAGAATTAGTATCATCTTTTGATACTCCTTTGTCTAATGTTCCAACATCCAATATTTGTGTCATGATGCGTGTAGGGACATCTGCAAGCGATACATCACTACCCTCAGATATTGGTGGTAATTCAATATTCTTGCCTAAATTTTTAACTTTACCAGAATAATTTTGAGAACTGAATACTGATTTGTCTTGTGGTGTTAGACCAAATGTAAGAGGATTTAAAAATATTCTCTGAGATGAATAAGTACCCATTCTCAAGTTTTCAAGTAAATTTTGATTCTTATTGGTTACATAAGAGAGAATATTAAAATCTTGATCACTTGGAGAATCTGAAGCACCTGTTTTGTAAATATACGTCGCCTTCGGATCTTTAGTCATCAATGAATCAATTGACCTAAAATCATAACTATCCTTTGTTTGATAAAATACAAATCCTGCAGTAGAATCTTCTTGTGAAATATCAGGAACAGATTTTGATGCTAACCAAGTCAAGACTGTGAATGGTTTTCTCAGATTACCGATGAAACCATACTTATTTTGAGTTTTGTCAATATTTAATTCTCTCGATGTTTGTATTTTCTTTGTCAGTATATCCTCCACAGATGTACTGATAGGAGAGGATGATGGATACTTTCTAGCAACTCTAGTTGTTTCATTAGTAATCGCTTCTCTAGAAACAAGATTCAATGTGAATACTTCTTTCTCACCTTCACTAACTACATTTGAGATTCCAGAAACATAAAGATATCTGTCTGCGAGAGTAGCAAAATCTATTCCTGGATTACTTTCGGTATTTCCTTCAATCTTTAATGATACTCTTTCAGCACCTCTCAGAGGTAGACCATTATAAAGAGATTGTAATGATCCATCCTCACCTTCTACCGTGTTTCCAGTATTAACAACTACCATTTTTGCAGTAATGGTAGGTGAAAATATATCCTCATAGTAATCTATAGAAACAACACCAAGTCTTATATCAATTGCTTTCTTTTTATCATTAGACTCGATAATTATTTCTGCATATTGTGATGCATCTATTGCTGCCATTATGTGTATGCCAGTTCTACAAGTAAATTGGTTCTATTCAATTCTGCCATAACATTGTTTTTAGTATTTATTGTAGGTCGTGGAGGATCTGCAGAAGCAATCATCGGTTCTTGTTTTGGTGTTTCTGATTGTTGTCCGCCGCCACCAGCAAGAACTATTGTCGTTTTTCCTTTTCTCTCTGTAGTAATATTTGATGCTACTTTATTAGTTTCTGCTGTAATACTGGAAACTTGTGCCTTACTGACTACTTGACCATCTTTAGATATATCTGATTCTATTAGTGTTTTTCCTATCGAAAGTAAGTTCAAATATGGTTTTGGGTCAATTGCTTTTCCGCCTGGTCTAACTTCATAATGTAAATGAATGTCATAATTTCCACCAGTATTACCTATTTCACCAATTGTAGTTCCAAAACGATACTCTTCTCCACTACGGACGTAAATCTTTGCCAGATGGGCAAACCAATACTGAGTTCCACCAGAATCTTTGATAATGACTAATTTTCCATATCCACCACTAGTTCCTGCAAAACTAACTCTACCATCTATTCTAGCACCGACATAGTATCCAGTTTGCTTACTAGTTCCAATATCAATTCCCTCATGTAGTCTTTTACCACCATCCCTTGATGCACCAAATCCTTGACCTGGGGTCAATCCAACTCTTGGTGTTCCACCAGATGGTCCAGCGACATTAATTTCATCTCTTACAATAGTTCTCTTTCCAGGTTTTATTGGAGATATTGTTGCTTTTCTTGTGGTAGAAAGATTTTTTTGAAAAACATTTTTCAGATCTGCTTTGCGTTTAGTTGGTTGATTGTAATTATTTCCTGGGAATGATGCCCATCTTGGAGAAAGTCTTTTGATTACATTATCACTAAGTCCTTCTTTTTTAAGAATCTCAGGACTTACTCCATTTTTTGCGGCTAATCTTAATGCAAGTTCATCTTGGAATGCCTCATCAAATTTTGTATTTGTACTCATTCCAACAGATTTTGCAAGTCCAGTAATATCAATAAACTGATATGCACCAACTGCAGCAGATTGGTCCTCCTTTCCAGTACTATCAGTGAATTTACCTCGACCCTCTGCCAAAAATTTAGTTACTAACTCCTCAACTTCAGCAACAGTAAGATTCGTTAAATCTCCACCATATTGTGAACCACCAAAAAAAGTACTATATCCCTGTGGTCCAGCAGTTCCTTCAGCAAATCTAATTGTCTTCAACAGTGCTTGCTGCTCAGGAGTTCCATATCCAGATGTATCATCAAATCCAGATGTATCATCAAATTCATCCGAATTTACATCATCACCAAAGAAATAACTCATTGGGTCTTTGAATATTCTAAGCATCTGGTCAAGACTGGATTCCATATCACTTGTACCTCTCTCAATATCATCCATCGCCCTTTGAACTCTACCACTCTGATCTGTAAAATCAAACTTTGTAATATTAACAATCATACCTCTAAGCAAATCTCCAAATCCTTTGAGAGTATTAATAAGACCATCTCTAAAATTTGAAAGAACTTTGAATAGATTCTGCACTCTCTCTATCAGAGTTTGTGCCATTTTAAGAATTTTCGGTAGATTATTAATTAACCATCCAACAAGAAGAGTTCCAAAATAGTCTAAAATTCGCCCAAAAAATCCTTTTGTACTAGAGGCAATAACTTTTCCAGTTCTTTTAACTGCTCCACCAAGTCCAGAACTTGCTTCAATAATGTCTTCCTTTTGCCTCAATTGTGCAGCATCTCTTCTCTTTTTGAATATTTTTTGATCCTCAGATAATGCTTTTCTTCTAAATGCAGTGCTTTTTACTATACTTTTATTAATTTTTACGGCAACAGTTCTAGTTGCTGCCATGTTTTTTGTCAGCGTGTTTGCAGACTTCTGAATTTTCTTTATACTAATTGAAGACCTAAGTAGTGATTGATTTGCCATACTATCCTACCATGTCGATAACACCATACATGGCGATTGTGCTTGGAAGATAAATGTTTCCTTTATCGGAAGTATCGAATGTTGGAACGAAAACTGCAGAATCTGAACTGACAGATCTTGATGGGGGCGCTTGTGCTAGTTCTTTCTTTTGCATTTCACGAATTGGTGCAGTAATTATGTTCGGTGCTGGTTCTTGCAAATTACTAAGGGACTGTGAGACCATACTTCTATCTGCAGATGTCTTCACTGGTGCTATCTGTGCCTGAGTAGTTTTAGTTTCTTCAGGTTCTTTTGGTGTCAAATCTGAATCAGATACATTAAAAGCAATATCTCCAAAATTAGATGTAGCAAATACTCCATCTGCTCCAAAAAATGGTTTTGTATCTATCAATGGTGTCATTGCCTGTGTGTTAGAAGAAACTTTCTTTTCTTCTTCGACCTTCTTTTCTTCAGTCTCAGTTTTATTCTCCTCAAGTTTAGATTGAGTATCTTTTGCTTCTGCGGGTTTTATTTCTGCTTTATTCTCTACCTTCTTTTCTTCAGTCTCAGTTTTATTCTCCTCAAGTTTAGATTGAGTATCTTCTGCTTCTGCGGGTTTTATTTCTGCTTTATTCTCTACCTTCTCTTCACCACTAAACATAGACTTCATACTTTCAAGACCAGATTTTCCAAGATCTGAACCATAAAAATATGCTGGTAATGATAGTAAACTTCCATACTTACCAAATAGTGCTTTACCTGCTGCACCAGCAATAGTACTGAAAGCACCTCCAGTCAAACCACCAGCAATTGCCCTGTCTGGACTTTCACCTGATAGTAATTCAGCACCTGTTCCAAAAGCAATATTAGTTTTAAAACCTGGCAATAATCTTTTCAGTCTACCAGCAAGTGTCGGTTTTGGTGGTGTTTGACTTAAAGAACCTGCTGTAGACGAAGTTTTGCCATCAGTTCTAGTAGTTGTAGTAGTCGTAGTAGGAGCTTTACCACCTCCAGTGTTAACCGCGCCAAAACCTTTTCTTATGCCATTGAAAATTAATTGTGGTAATTTTAAAAATAATCCTGTACCAACTGCACCAAGTAACTTAACACCTACTCTCGATAATGTGATAATTAATGCATTTACTCCAACATTAATTGCTAGGAATATTCCACCAACAATTCCTAGAGTAGCAAGAACATTATTTTTTATTTCCTCAAGTTTTTCTTTATTGCCCTCAGAATATGCTTTGATTGTTTGGAATCCTTGATTCAACAACCAACCAGCAAACAGAGTGGTAAGATAAGTCATTACACTCTGCAAAGTAAATTGCACTTTCGGTGCAATTGCCACAATTGGTTTCGATAATGCAGACTGTATCTTCCTCTCAATTAAACTTTCTTTTCCTTCAAGAATTTTTTGTTGAGCTAATAATCTTTGTTGATTCTGTTCTTGTAATACTTTTTGCTTTTCTAATGCTTGGTTTACTTCCAAATTTTGAAGTACCGCTCTTAATGTTGTATCAATAGCAGTCATCTGCGAATTGATACCATTCAAACTTTGAGATACTCGCTCTAACTGAAGAGAATTTGCACGTATCAATCCTGTAGTAATAGGATCTGGTTGTGTGGTTTCCTGTTTCTGTGGAACAAATTTGCCCGTGAAAACAGATGACGAAACCCTCGACCTTGCTACTCTTATTCCTCCTGATATGGGCGATGATAACTCAGCCATTGAATTGATTCTTTAGGTTTTCTTCTTCAATATACTGTTGGAGGAAAGTTAGATAAATTTCTTTCTCCCAAGGTATCATATTTTCTAGCTCTGTCAAGCTATATTTATGGTGTTGCATCAAAGCAAAATTAATTTTGAAGTATGACTCAAGGTCAGTATGAGCCATACTTACGCGAAAAAAGATGCCAATCCTTCCAGAACTACATCACTCTCAACACCAGTATTAGGATTTTTAACTTTCATTGTATGTGAAAGTTTTGGCATTGTCTCGAAGAACTTTTCAATTTCCTTAAACTGCTTTGAATTCAAAGATTCTACAAACTCATTCAATTCTTTCCTTGAACAATCTTTTGCAGACCAAGATTCATCATCACTATAAATTTGCTCGATGCATGATGCAATTAATTCAAATGTTTGTGCAACACCAATCTCATCATCGGCAGTAAAGTTATTTTTGATAAACTCACTCATTGATGGATACTTCATTCTCAAGATGTGAGTATCATCAAGTTTGATATCTTTGTTGTGCTTTTCATCTATATGAACTTTTATTTCATCCAATGTAATTACAATCGGCACTTGTGTCACACCATCATCTGGACAAGTAACTAATACTTCAACTTCTTCACCAACAGATTTACCTCTAACATTCAAGAACAAATATTCAATATCAAATGTAGATAATTCATCTACTTTTACTCCACGTGTCAAAATGCAAGAACTTAGAACATCTTTGATTGCATTGGTGATTTGTTTATTATCTTCACTTTCCATCGCAATGATGAGAACTTTTTCTTCTTTAACTAGAAAAGGACGATACTTAATTTTTTTCCCAGTTGAAGGTAATTCCAACTCATATGTTGGTGTAGATATTTTTGGTAATGGCATAATAACCTATAATATTTTCAGATAAAATTATTTATTGATGATATTTGATCCACTACCCGATATACTACTACCTGATATACTACTACCTGATATACTTGATAATGGATTTGTTGATAGTTTTGTACCCCCATAACCAGTAAGATTATTATTATAGACTCCACTATTAAGAATCAGTGGCTCATTTGTACCAGTAAACCCAATTACGGGAGAACTCTTATCTGTACCCGTTTTTTGTGTAGAAGCAGAAAGAGATCCTTTACCTGAAAGAACCTTTCCTACACTTCCAAGTACAGATTGAAGATTGTTTGAAGTACCATTATTAATTGATTTGCTATCCACAGATCCACATACATATCTTTCATAATTGAACGAAACACCGACCTTCAGAATCTCGGAAGAATCATAACTTACTGGCATTGCGTTTATTGTTTTTGGATAAAGACCTTTAAAGTTATACTCAATGTATCTATTATAATCTCTATCAAATTTTACAATCTTCATTGAATTGCATTTATACTCTTCAGGATATTGCATTCTGAAGTGTGTATAATCTGATAGTCTACTAGCACTCGATGCATCATGCATGAATTCCATCCAATGCTCAAAAAACTTAATCGCCTTATAACTCCTATCAACATAAAATGATAAATCAATAGGTGTAAATGTCCTAGTATGTGGCATTGATTCTGCCACACCCATATAATCACCCACAATATCTACAGTTGCATATGAACTTCCTGGAAGCGATGCAGAGTGGCACAATAAAGTAATATCAGAACTTACAAATGATGAGAACACTCCCCTTGCGGAAAGATGTCCCATTAATTTTGGTTTTAAACCACTAAATTTAACCTCAAAATGAGACGTTTGTGCCAAAGTTGTCAGAATTGGTTTAAAATCTGATATCTTTTTCGGACTAGGTGCTGGCACTCTAAATACCTATTATTATAGACTGTGTGTAGTTATTTAGATGGCATATAGAGGAAAATTTCAACCTTCTTATCCAAAAAAATATAAAGGTGATGTTAGAAATATAATCTATCGCTCTCTCTGGGAGCGTAAATTTATGGTGTATTGTGATTTGAATGAGAATATTCTTGAATGGGGAAGTGAAGAGATTGCCTTACCATACCGTTCACCCATTGATAACAGAATTCATAGATATTTTCCAGATTTCTATATCAAATACAAAAACAAATCTGGAAAGATAGTAAAGTCTCTTATAGAAGTAAAACCATTAAAACAAACTACTCCCCCACCAAAACCACAAAGACAAACAAAAGGATATCTATTCGAAGCATACGAGTATGCCAAGAATCAGGCAAAATGGGAAGCAGCAAGAGAGTTTTGTAAGGATCGTATGTGGGAGTTTAAAGTTCTAACAGAAAAAGAACTCGGTATTAGATAATGCCAAGAAAAACACTAAAACAAAGAAAAAGACCTACAGATACAGATAGTAATCGTAATAGGATTCGTGAAATCAGTGATGATATGATTGGATTGAAGAATCCAGATGATTTTATGGTAGCAATACTGGAAGCAGTAAAAGATACCTATACTCCAGTACCAGAACCAGGTAAAGTATATGTTTTTATATACAAACCTAAAACTTCTAATATAAGATACGACCAAAATCCATTTGTAGCAGTAACAGATATTTTTTCCTGGGGATTCCGTGGTCTAAACTTTCATTGGGGTGAAACTAGACAATACACCTGGAATGAAATCTCTGGAAACATGTATGAAATATATTCTTCTGAAGTAAAAGACTTACAACAGATACCTTTTCAAAATTTCAAACTAAATAGTTAAAAAACGTGTAATGTCACACACAGATCTTCATGCAAAAACTGAAGTATTAGCATCCAGTGGTCAGTCTAGTTCTTCGGTAAAAGCTACTACTAAGTCCTCTGCTGGTAATGCAATATCCTCTGGTGCGAAGAAAAGTGGTTCAAGTATATTCAGATACCCATATAAACCCTACACCGAAGATGAAAAACAAAATGGTAGGGATTATCTTAGAATACAAATTAAAGAATTGGAATATGGGGGATTTAATTCATCAAACCAATCAGCTCAAAAATTATTAAATCCGCCATCACAATCTAAAAGTAAACAAAGTTTAAAGGCGACAATATATTTGCCTATGCCACAAAATTTACAAGATAGTAATTCTTTAGGTTGGGGTGATGATCGAATTGGTCCTCTTGGAGCAGCCGCATATGGTTTGGGAGAAGGTGTAATCTCAGGTGAAATTGAAAATACTTATAAAGCTCTTGAAAATGCGGTGCGAGATCTTACTAAGGATGACTCTGCACGATCTGCATTACTTTCATATGTAACAGGAATGGCTTCTGGTGGAGTTGGTGGTAATATAAGTCCTCAATCTGTTGTTACAAGGTCAACAGGACAAATACTGCAAACTAATTTGGAACTTCTCTTCCAAGGAGTTTCTTTGAGAACTTTTTCATTCCCTTTCAATTTTGCTCCAAGAAGTCAAGAAGAGGCAGAAGAGGTTAAAAAAATAATTAGAGTTTTTAAAAAGCACATGTCTGCTAAAAAATCTGGTCAAGAAAACCTCTTTATCAAATCTCCAGATGTGTTTCAGTTAACTTTCATGAAAGGAACACAACAACATGAATATCTGAATTGCTTTAAATTGTGTGCTTTGACTGATATGTCGCTAAATTATACTGGATCAGGAACTTATATGACGTATGAAAAGGGTCAACCTGTTCATACAACAATGAATCTTACATTTAAAGAACTGTTCCCAGTTTATGCGGAAGAGTATGAAGAAGGACTTGGCGAAAAAGGATTAGGTTACTAAAATGACTTATTTCAGAGAACTACCAGACTTAGAATACCTTTCACCCTTACTTAGTAAGGGAACATCGAAAGAATATATTATGGTCAAAAATTTATTCCGTAGAGTAAAATTATTTGACTGGATTAAAGATATTAGTAATACTTTCTTGAAAATCCAAATAACTGAGTATGCTAGACCAGATATGATAGCAGAAGAGTATTATGGGTCCGCTACTTATGATTGGGTAGTTTTATTGACAGCAGATATTGTAAATGTTCAGGCACAATGGCCATTATCAAATTATGACTTAATAGAATATGTTGAAGAAAAATATGGTGTTGAGAATGTAAATGATGTTCATCATTGGGAAACTGTGGAGGTCAGAGACCAAAATGGTAGATTAGTGCTTCCTGCTGGTAAAATTGTAGATGAAGGATTTACAATAAATTCCCCCGATGGAGTACATTCTACACAATATAGAATCATCAGGGGATTTGAAGATGAAGTTTGGACCGATACTGTAAATCCTGTCAGTCCTGTAGTTGGTGTTAGTAATTACGAATATGAAAATAGAATAAATGAAGATAAAAGATCAATTTCTATTTTAAGACCAGACTATCTCCAACAATTCATCAATGATATGAGAGTATTGATGGCATATAGCAAGAGTACAGAATTTATCAATAGTAAACTTGCTAAGGTAGAAAATAGTCAGTTGTTCTGAACAAAAATCTCTGGAATACTTTGTTCGGTCTTTAAATTAGAAATCTTTCTTTGATTCTGATAGACCACAGTACTTAAAATTGCAAACCCCACAACTTGTGCTGTTATAATAGTCGCTATCAGCGTATTAGATGATTGCTTTGACTTCTGTATTTTTTCTAAGTCCCTCAATCTCCTTTGAAAAGAACCAAGAAGTGATATTATACTCTCTCTACTAAGTATCGGGGTGGATGCAGATCCTTGAGAGTTTGAAGAGTCGTTGTTGCTCATGACATTCTAGTCCAAATATTATTTTGGGAACAGGGAGTATAAAACTCCCTGTATGCCTTCAATATTTAGAAATGAAAGTCATTCTTCGGCAAGGCGGGCGAAGTAAGATAGAGCATCATCATCCTCATCATCAGAAGAACTCGAAGAAAGACTGCTCAGTTCATCCTTCATAGACTGGGGAACCTCGGGTGCAGACTCACCACGACGCTCACGATCCCAGGACTCTTCCATCTCTACGGTTTCCTGGTCCTGCATCTTGGGCACACCACGGACACCCAGAACATAGTCAAGACGCTTCTTCAGAACATCATAGTCCTTAAACTGGTCAGGAGCAACGAGTTCTGCCAGGGAGTACTCCTTCTTCCAGATTGCTTCCATAGCGTCATCATCATCCAGGAGAGCATCAGAACGGGCAAACTCAGAAGAGTCGTAGTTGCGATAACCAGCAACGTTCTTTGCCTTCAGTTTGAAGTTAGCACCACCCCAGAAGTCAAATGGATCGATTGCTTCCTCATCCTCAAACTCAGGTTGCATGGCAGCAGTGAGTTTGTCAAAAATCTTCTTACCGAACTTGTACAGGAACACCTTACCTTCGTTCTCGGGGTTGGCAGGATCCTTGACCACATAGATGTTAGCAATATAAGTCAGTTTACGCTTCTGCTTACGTGCTGCTTCTTTACCAGCATCGGTGCCGTTGTTCCACAGCATCGTGTTGTACTCGGACACAGGGTCCTTCTGACCCAGAGTGGTCAGGGAGTTCTCAATATACC